CGATGAACGGCTCCAACTGCACCGCCACCGGCTCGGCCTGCCGCTTCGGACACTCATCGCAATACCCGCCAACGCCGCACGCTCCGCCGTCGCACTGCGCTTTGTCGGCCACCGGCTCGGCCTGCTGGGGGCGATAAGACTTGAGACGCGACAGAACGTCTGACCCGGTGTGCCCGTCAAACTCAAACAGCGCTTTCTCAGCTTGGGGGATATCGAAAAGATCCCAGTATTTCTCCTTGTAGTGATTACTGATCTGCCCCTCTGGCAGGACCGCTACCACCACAAAATAGCCGCCGCCAAAGCACAGTTCGCCGTCGTGATGCCTGCGCGACTTGTGAACAGAGTGCTTGCCGCTCTCGGCCCACTCATTGAAAAGCGCCGCGTTGTACGACATCCGAAAATCGTACAGTTCGTTGAACGTGTGATAGCCGTCAGACGTATTCCCATCAACCACCGGCTCGGCCTGCTGCTGCGGGCGCGGGTACACCTTGTCGCCTTTCTTAAGTCCGGGCGCTCGAACGACCACGGTGTCGCCGACCGTTGCGGTGACGACCCAATGCGCTGCCTTCTCTAAGTCAGTCATTTCATCTCCTTTCCAATCTCTGCCGCTGCGCGGACGATGGTTCGTCGGGTTGCGGCGTAGGGGTCATTGCCATAAAACTCGTTTACTCGGCGCAGGTTGCTGAGTTCAAACCAAACCTCCACGCTTACGTCATATTCGCCGTTTTCAATACTCAGCTTCAGTTTCACCGCCAACCTAAAAGCATCGCCGTCATCGGTGAGCGGGTTCCACGGAACATATTCAACATCCGCATCAAGCCAGACACTACCGTCGTGCCATTTCATTCCCGCCGCTTTCGCGGCAAGCTCAAGCAGTTCTCTATCCGTCATCCCTCTCTCCTAAAAGTAAACCGTGCGGATAATGTTGATAACAAAACCAAGCACGAAGTAAGTAACGGCCCCGACAAGGATGGCGGGGAGGATAAGCCAGCCGATAAACACAACAGCAGCGGCGGCTTCGCGGATGATTTCCTCGCGGCGGGTCATCGTTCGTACTTTTCTTTCAGGCGGGCCAGGGTTTGCCTTTCTTTGGCTTCTTCGGCGATCTTGCGGCGCTCTTCTTCCTCACGGTAAACCGCGGCTTGGAAGTCTGCATAAGCATCGTTATAACAATGTACGAACCACTCCGAGATGCGCTCATCACATTCGCCTGGGTGCGCAGCCCAGTGCAAGCTGGCTTCCCGCGTGAAATCTTTGCCGTAAATACTGAACTTCACTTCTAAGTGAAACCTGTCGTCGCTCATCTGTTGCTCCTTGATAACAACCCGGCCAAGACGCCGAGAGCAAAAATGATAAGCGTTTCTAGCTTCACAGAATGTAAAACCTTTGTGTATTCCATACACACTTCCGGCACATTCATCTCACTTCTCCTTGAGCAAGTATTCGTTGCTGACCGCTTTCCAGTGTTCGTAACCGTCAACCTGTTTGAACACTAATCCCTCGCGGGACTTGTAGGGACTCAGCAGGCTCTTTCCATCAGCCATCATGAGGATGTCCGCGACCGGGTAGACTTCTTGGGTAAACGGGGCGTAAATCACAGGTACTGGGCAAAACGAAGGGTCGATCACGGGCACATGATGCAACCCTAGTGATTGGCAAAACTCTCGGCGTGCATATGGATTAAGGTAAACGCCATCTTTGATGCTATACACACCAAACACAAAGAACTCATGCTGTGAAAGGTTGTAATAGTTACCTTGGATACCCGGACCAATAAGCTCGCCTTGCAGCACCAAGTTATCAAAGTCTTGTAGCTTCGACTCCAAGTCTTCTCGGATAGCCACAGCCCAGAAGTTCCCGCCGTCTTCACGATCCAGCTTGACGTTGCGGCTGCACACAATGAACTCACCGTGTAACTTACCCACGGTCATGGAGCTACCTTCAAGCTTCTCTGTGACTTCATAACAAAGTTGCCGCAACGCAGGCCACTCGCGGGTCAAGTTCTGAATACGCTCTTCATCGGTCTTGGGAATCTCCGCAGGCCAATTGCTAACAGCGCCTTGCCGTTGGCTACCTTCAACTACGTGCGGCTCCCACTTCTGAATGCCCAAAAGCTCGGAGACATCATCGCCTTCAACTGCATCTGGCAGCGCCTTCATCGACAACACCAAACCCTGCGACAACTGCCCACGCAGCTTGATAGTACGCAGCCGCTCACCCAGCACACCATTGAACGCTCGCGGCGGATTGCCTCGACTCAGGAACGGCGCAAGCTCGTGCGGAATCCAGCTATCAACTTCGCAGTAAACAACCAGATCGCCCACCGCATACTCACCGCGCTGGATCACAACCTTCCAGCCATCGATAACAGCACAATCAATTGCATCTGCCCCCGGTATAGGCAGGATCTCAGAGACACGCCGGATCGTTGCCAGCTTACGCATTCTTTTTCTCCTTCGCTTTCAACATTGCGTCCGCTTGTTCATATACCGCTTCAGCTACCTGCTTTTCGCTGAACCCTTCAACCATCGCGGGGTTTGCATAAAACCCTTGCAGCACGACACAAGCAAACTGATCGCGCAGTTCGTCGTCCCTGATTGCTACGTCTTTGTCGCTATGCGAGGCTAGCGCAAGGTTGTTTAGCTCCACTACCAGCAGGTTGTTGGAGCTACCTAGCTCGATGTTTCTTTTAATCAAGCCGTCGTTCGCATGGGACACTTCTTTAACTTCCGCTTCCAGCCGGATGTTTTCTTCGATTAGTTTGTCGCGTTCTTTGACCGTGGGCGCGTACATCTTGAGCAGTTCGTCGTTATTTTTAGATACCATGTTGTACTTGTCGTTGGTTTCTCTAAGCTGCCGGATGTTTTTTTCTGCTAGTTCTTTAACCTCCGCTTCCAGCGTCTCAATCCTTTCGGCTGCTTGGCGGCACAGCAAATATAAATCGTGATAGGTACCGTAGTATTTACCAACATCTTTCAACTTCTCAAGCAATGTTTTATCCACCGTTCTTCTCCTCTACTTTGCACATGATGCGCGTGGTTTTGTTTTGAATGTAGCCCTGCTGTTTGCACTGTGATTCGATGTCTCCAAAGTGACGGTTATCTGTGAATATAGCGATAATCCCAACCGCACTAAGCGCCGCAAGAACCACAACAGCAATAAAAACGGGAATAGCCCCCGGCGCGTCATCCATTGTTCTTCTCCCTGTACACTTTATAAGGTGCCATTAGTTGTTTTGCTAACTCAATCGCGCTGGTAAATTCTTCGGGGTTCAACCCAACAAAAACAAGTTTGTTAGCTGACTTTGAAATCAGCGTGCCCCTGTCCTCTTCAAGCTTTTTAAGCTCGGCAATGACTTTGGTTAGCTCATCCATTGTTCTTCTCCTTGAGAATCCGTTGCGTTGTAAGAATTACATCTTCCCTGTCTCGTGGACAATCGGCCTCGGTGTATGTGCAAACCTCTATATCTTCTTTGGTCAACCCAACCCAATTGCGCTTGCGAAAAAAACCAAGTTTGTTAAGCGCACCTTCAAGATTGAGCGCATCCTCCAGACTAATTTGAGAAAACATTGGTATTGGAGTAGGTGCGCTGACTGACAAAAAAGTTTTAGGATATTGCTGCAATTGTTCCGCCCAAAATTCAGGACTCATGTGTTCTTCTCCTTAAGTTTTTCTGCGATGTCTTTTACCAGCGCACGGAAGTAAGCTCTGCCGTCAAAGTCAAACTTCTCAAAAAGATATTCAATCTCTCCATCAGTCAGTCCAACCCACTCACGCTTAGGCTCCGGGACGCGGGCCTTAACCCACTCCATGAACTGCTCGGCTTCTTTATTGTTCATTCTTTTCCCCTTGCTCGGATTGCGTCGGCAAACATAACCCCATAAAACGGATCAGTCTCCAAGCACACCCTCGCGCATTCTTCGCGCTCTGCTATGGCGGCGGCTTCGGTAACAAGGCGTGCGAAATTTTCTATTTCTTTGTCGGAGGCCAGCATGATGTCCCACGCATCTGGGCCGTGGTGACGAACGACGAGCGCCGAGTTCCGAAAACCAGCTTCTTTTGCCAGCCAACGAAAGTCGATCATTCTTTTCCCCTTGCTCGGATTACAAATGCACAGTCAACTGGAGTCGGCCATTTACAACAATCTGTTCCCTCGGCTTTCCGCCCCATCTCATCACATACCTTCGCACACGCCTCGCGTTCGGCAGCGGCAACAAGAGCGGCAAAGTGATACCGCGTAAATTGCTCGCCATCTTTTATGGATTCGTACAACGCTTGATGCCATAGCGCGTCAAGCTCTTTTCGATCTTCTTCGCTTTGTTTTCTTCTGACTTCCTCAGCCATTTCCGTAAAAACCTTCCCGGTGTTGGCGATGGCCCTGCGTAAGTTGTCGGCGTGGGTCATTCTGTTCCCTCCGCTTTCTTGATTGCGCTATCCATCATTTCCTGAGCAATTGCTCCAACATATACGCCGGTCTCTTTGATGCGCTTCAATGCCTCCAGAAGATCCGGCGCTGCCGCGATCAGATAAGCATCTTCGGGTGATATCTCAAGGTAATCGCCTGCCCAATGGTTGTTTGAAGCGCGTACCGGACCTATTGACCTTGCGACCCACCACAACTCATCCCCAACTTTTGCGTTCGGCTTACCATTTTCTCGCCAGTGCGCGACATCACTACGATCCATACGGCAGACGAACTTTTCGACCTCCCACGGTCCCTTTGTATAGCTCATACCTCACCCCGCTCAACTTTCGTAACTGCTGCGACAATGGCTTCGATCTTGTTGCGCAGATCGCTCGGGACAAAATCAATGCAGTCTTCCAAGGTGGAGGTAATAAAGGTAATCACTAACTTGGCGTCCTCAGTAGCTTCGCGCAGGGTGAGGAGTTCTTTGTAATGCTCCAACGAAAGATCGTCGGACTGAAGTTCAAGGTGGTTGTACTTGTTGCTCATCTGATCCTCCAATAGTTAAGTTTGTTTGCGCCATTACGGATACTGCGTCTGACTAGCTTGAGATCCCACAGAACTACCAGTGCAGCGTAGACAGTCGCTCGTTTCATCCCCATCGCTTCGCATATTTGCTGAACAGTCTGCTCACCATTTTTTTCAAGCACGCGAAGGATGAGGGTCTTGGTTGGACTCATAGTCAAACTTGGTAGGGAGTGCCGCCGTTCTCTTTCAAAAGCTTTATGTTTGCGTTCATCAATCGCATCTCGGTAATCGCATCGAAGACAAGCAGTGATGCCCGATCCCAATCCTTTTTTGCCAGAAGCTCTTCAATATCTTTCACCAGATGCTTGAGTGAAATGATGTGCGCCGAATAATCAACAACTGCCATTACTATCTCCTCTAAGTCCGAATTCCATGCGATCAAAGATTTCCAACTCCAGACCTTTCCTGTCTTTGTCGTTCATCTTTCGTTCAATTAACTTGGCTGGCTTTCCTTTTCGAGTAAGGATCACGTAGTCGCCATACCCGCCCTCTTCTGGCGCCCAGGTATCTGGATGCCCACCCCACTTCGGCGGAAGGTATGGCTCCCAGCTAGTCACCTCAATGATGCAAGGGATGCCAAGAACCTGGGTTTCAAATGAGCAGATCATTTTGATAACGCCAGTACTCTGTCGGACAACACAGCGCCCATGTCCCGGCCCTTGATTGCAACCATCTGGGCTTCCGGGCATTCGTAAATCACTTGCGCCGCCTCTTTGATGCCGGCGTTGTAGCCAGCCGTGTAAGTGTCGTTACCTGCCAAGATCATGTTGATGGCATCCCGAATCAAAGCGGACGCCTTTCGTTCCTTGGCAAACTCCTTTAGCTTGGCGTGGACATCTTCTGCCAAGTAAAAGGAGTAAGGGATCATCTTGTTTTCCATGTCGCAAACTCCGTTTTAATGTCTTCCAGTCTTTGTCGGGCCAATACGTTAGTTTTTAATTCCGCCCGAGAGTCAATGCCCAATAAAGTGCGCAGCCACTCGGTAGCAAGCTGCTCATCCCGATAGGCAATGTGCCCAAAGTGAGATAAGAACTCCAAAAAACCTTCGTCCTTTACCAGCATGGCGGCGCTCTTGATTGCCTGCGATCCAACGAATTCATCCTGCCGATCCATTGGCTCTTCGTGCTGGTTCAAGCGGACCATCACCACCTGATACCTCGCCCCGACCCAATCCCGAAGTAACGCCTCCGGGATCTCGTCGGGTTGCAGGCTCAGCGTGAGGACGTAGCCGGTCTTGTCTTGCTTTAACGCAACCTTCATTGCCTCAAACTGAAGGGTTTCCATTACCACGCCCCAAGCCAAACGCCGGTACCGTGAATCCAGGCGATAGGAAAAACAAGGGCGCCGGCAATGAGGAAGCCCCAAGACGCGGTTTTAAGGCAGACCACGATGTGGGTAATCCACGACAGGAATGCCCATGCGAGAAAGATCATCAGGCCGATATGCATTGTGTTACTCCTTAGAAAGGTACGTCTGAATCGTCGTCGTCTTGCGACTCTTGGCGTCTGGCAATCCGAGAAGGCCTGGGAGACTCTTCCGGCTTGACGTAGGGGGCCGACATGCCAAGAGAGAAGCGGGTTCGACCGTTTGTCACTCCCTCCCATGCCGCAATGGCGATCTTCACAAGGCTATCGTTTGACTTGCCGAGCATCTCCTCAAGAAACTCCCGGTCAAAGAACAGGTCGCCCTTGAAGTCGGGGTGACTATCGGCTTTCTTGTAGTCGTTTTCCCACAAGGTGCCGGTGTTAGGTTTCGGAACGAATGCCATTGCTTACCCCGCGAATTGCGCTTTTGTGTTTGAAAAATCTTCCATCATCGCCTTGAAGTGAACCGGATCATGGGCCTTGATGGCATCGAACAACTGCTTGTTCTTCTTGAAGATCTGAAGCACATCGTCTGCGCTCTCAGCCATCGTGAGAGTGGTTGATACCGCTTGATCAACAAGCTCCAGCCAGTCTTCGGAATCAGGGGTGATCGAGACCTTGATCTGCCACTGACCATCCTTCCCAACAATCTTTGTCGGGGCGGCCTTGGCGGCAGGCTTAGCGGCAGGCTTCGGCTCCTGAGCTTTTACCGGCTCCCGATCCTTGACCGGCTCCGCTGAATCAATCGCGTCATGCTCGACGATTTCCATAGCAGCGAGCCACAGGTACCGGCGCTGGTACGATTGAACTGCACCCAGGTTCTGAATGGGGTGCGTCCCCTTGAGATTGGCTTCAGCCATGGGGCTGGTGATGGTCACCGCCGAGTTGTCTTCGGTATCGGTGATCGTCAGCGAGGCCAGATCTTCTGTGAACGAAACCACACTTGCCAGTTGCAGCTTGTGGAAGATGGTCATCGTTGCCGGCAGGAAATCCCCAAGCTCAAAATAGGAGTAGCCGGCGAACTTGTTGAGGCCACTCTTTTTGAGGTCGTTTTGGTTCAGCGAAATCCGCGCTTCCATCAGCTTTTTAAGCACACTCATTTAACGCTCCTTTTGTTCTTGACTCCGGGCGGACGGCCGCGGCGAGCGGGCGCTTTCTTGGCTGGCTCCGATACCCTCTTGGGCGATGACCCAATGACGCCAGTCATAGTCGTCAAGCCAACGGACATGCGCGGCTCGGGCGGCGGGTCGTCATTCAGTTCGATCAGCTTCTCAAGGTAATGCTTTGCCTTGTTCAGATCCTCGATGCCACCCTTCTTGGCGTGACGGGAAACGTACTTGATGACGCAGCCTTCCAGATAGCCCAGGTTGTTGAGGGAAATAAAGTCCCATGGCTGGATGGCTTGGTTTTTGTAGTGGTCGCCGCCGATTTGAATCTCATTCGCTGACATGATTGTTCCTTGATTGATATTCCTGCCACTGTTGGCAGTACGTGTTAACCGAACAAAAGTTCGCGCAACGCGACCGCTCGCCGGGTCGGACTTCAACTTCGTAGCCCTTCCCCAGCTTTTCGGCCGCCTGCTTGGCCTCCTCTTCGGATTCATGAAGCGACTTCGCCCGGACTCCGCCTGTCTTGCGCACTGCGAAGACAGCGGGCTTTTCCCACATCTCTTCTGGGGTGCAATCAGGCAACGGCTCTCCAGTCTCCATCGCAAACTCGCAGGCCGAATGCTTGGAGATGCGGTCCAGAATGAACTGCTCCCGCTCCTCCATCGACCACAACTTAATAGGCAACTCCTTAATCGGAGCTTCGGGATAACCCTCCCTACTGGCAGCATCTCGTCTGCTCCAGTCTCGGATGATCGCCACAATTCCCAAATCTTTGATCGGCGTACCCTTGACTTTCTCAATCAGGTATCCGTAGATATTGAGTTGCTGTTCCCACTCAATCTTTTCATTCATGACCGCCCAGGCACTGGTCGTCTTGTAGTCACGGATGCTGACCGTGCTGTTGTCGTTCTTGATCTGAAGATCAATGGCCCCCGAGATATGCCAGCCATCGATCTCGATATGGACGCGCTCCTCGATGAGGTGCGTATCGTCTTTACCGTGTTCCAGTACGGCGTGAACGGCTGATCCGAACAGCGACCAGACCATATCAGCGACATCTTCTTCAAGATCGTCGTGATGCTTGGCCGTGAGGGCCACGATCTTCGGGCTGTTGATCAACCCAGTGGCTGATATGTTTGCCCGTCCCTTGCTGTAGGTAGGGCGCTTCAAGACGTTGACGAACGTCTGAGGCAGGTTAAACTTGTTTGTGAGTTTCACATGCGCTCCTTGTTTGGGGAGTTGATTGTGCATCACCAGAATACCCATGTCAACAGGTTGTACCCATACCATCTCATCTGATGATGCAAAAATGAAACCGATACAGATCGTCTTGCCCTGGCCCCCCAGCGTTAACCACTACTGGCTACAGCGTGGCAAGGCTCGGTTCATTGGAGCGAAGGGTAAAGCGTTTCGTCAAGCCGTGGCAGAGGAGTGCGCGGCTCAGGAGATTGTGGCTATGGAAGGCAGGCTATCGGTGCATGTCGCTTTGTGGCCGCCGGATAGGCGCCGTAGGGACATCGACAACCCGCTCAAGGCATTGCTAGATGCCTGCCAGCACGCCGGCTGTTACGCCGATGATGAGCAGATCGATGAGCTACACATCGTCCGCCAAGAAATCTATCGAGGCGGACGGTGCGTAGTAGTGATCTTGCCTATTTGACCAAGACTTCCCTACGCAGTTCCTTGACGGGACTCAGCACTTCGTTACGCAGGCGCTGCAATTCAATGATCTCTTCTCTGCGTTCTTTGGGAGTCATGCCTGTATCTCTCGACTCGCCAAGGCGCCGAATCTCTGCGTTGATTTCTTTCAGATCCTGCTCGGCCTCAGTGATGTACTCATACATCCCGGCAATGTCGCCGTTTTTGTCCAAGTACTTATCAACCGCATCGAAGTCTTCGCGCTCGATCAGCTTTTGCATCGTCTTGTACTTCTGCATGACGATACCTTTGAAGTCATAGAACAAGTCTTCGTTGCCCCGCGGAACCTCGTCTCGCTTGAATGCTCCGGTGATCGGCTTCTCACGTTCCGTCTGGGCTGGTCGAGTAGATCCTTCAATGCTGTTGGCAACCCATTGAGCCATGGCGCCCGCGGTTCCAAACAATCCCCGCACAAGGTGATCGGCTTCGATAGGATTCAGCACTCGCTTCCCGTCGGTGCCTGGGATTGCCAGTAACGCACTGATCTTTTTGCCAAGCTCGGAGGTGCTTGCCACGTACTGCTCAGCGGCCTCGACATCCTTGACCGACTCTGGAACCACTGGCCTGCCGGTGAAGAAACTGTGATTGATCAGCACCTCTGTGAGTGGCTTGATACCGGCCGGGATAGGCTCCGGTCCCAGCAGTGAGTCGCGAGCAATCTGTGCCAGCGCCCTGCGAAGACGGCGAGCATCGTTCTCATTGTCGGTTCCATCCCGAGTAACTTTGTTGTAGATCAGTTCAGGGATAGCCTTAAAGAAGAATGCCGCGCTGGTATTCATCGGCAGGACGATCTTGGTGCCGGGGATGATGACGTTGCGCAGCTTGGTCTGGTCATCCAGTTCATCGTACTCAGGATCTCCGCCAACCAACATGCAGTAAAGCAGCGTCATCGTGGACAGCATAGATCCAGCAACAGCCAGCCTTGCCAAGGCTTTCCTGCGGCTCATTCCTTTAAGGCCGCCACCCATGAGGCTATTGACCAGCACATCAATCGAGTTAGACCAAGCGCCCATAAACGGGATCAGCTTCACCGCGGCTTGAGCAAACCCAGCGGAGCCGTGGTGCATGAAGTTGATGACGTTCGCTGCCTGATACAAAGCTTGCGTCTGGTCGCCGGTTTCCGCCATGACCCGGTCATAAACAGCAACACGTTGGGCCATATCAGAAGAGTCGCCAATGTGATCCAGGCCTTTGATGACCGCCGAATACACATTGCGATTCATGATTCCAAGGCGACGCTTAAGCTCCGCCTCCGGGGTACGGGAGATGTCTTGGAATCCACCAATACCCGCGGCTTTTAGGATGTCAATTGTTGGGCTGATGTTTACGCCAGCCTTCTTGAATGCAGGCTGGAGCAAGCTGGTCAAGAAGCTTTTCCAAACCCCTGCAATCAAAGCCAGGGGGTTGCGCACACCAGTTACCAATGCGGCAGTCGGTGCGTCTTTGAAAACCTGTTTGACTTGGAACACACCCGACAAGGTAATCGACCGACGCAAAACATTGGCTACCGCGGCCATCGGCTCCCACATCCTGAGGTTGATGTTCTCCATGCCGTAGATCGATGCAGCGACCAGCGGGTCTTGGATTTCGACAACCACTTTCTTGCCGTTAACCACCCACTCAAATCGACCTTGGGCGGGATCGACTGACGGGAAAATCATCACCTTGTCGTTGGCATTGCGGCTGGCGTATTCCAGAACAATCCTGTTCGCAGCGAACTGTCGAATCCCGTTCATCGTCATCCGCATGACGTTACGGGTCATGTTGTCAACAATGTTCTGGATCTCGCGATTGGTTTCAAACACAACCAGATCGTTTTCTTGCAAGGCCATATCGATGCGGACCTTGCCATCCGGGGTGGCAGTGATCAGATCTGGGCTGACTTTCTTGCCGTTAACCTTGACCTTCACCACCGAGGTCGGGGTGATCGTGAAGTCCTGCTGGCCGGCAGTTGCACGGAAGTCCACTACGTTGATCGGGCGGCCCCGCTTGAACAGTTTCTCGCGACCAATGTTAGCCATGGACCGAGTCGTAGATTGAACCGCCTGTCCCGGCGAATGAACATCTTCGTCGCTCATGATTCGGTACCAAGGCACGTAGTCCTTGATTGCGGACAGCGTGTCGTACCGGCTTTGAGACAACAGACCAACCTGCCGCCATACCTTCAGCAGGTTTTGATTGACTGCCGTCCAGTTATCCATGAGCTTTCGTAGCTCAGGATGCTTGGCGTCGAGCGCAGCAAACTCCTCCATCTCTTGGTCGCTCATGTTGACGGAGGTGACCGCTTTGTTGATTGCATCAAGATCCAGCTTCAGGTCATCGACCAGAGCCTGGGCCTGCGCAATCTCTTCGGCCGGCATCTTGAGAGCCTTCATTGCCTCAAGGTTTTGCGTGGCATCTTCTAGCGCAGCGCCGCGATCAGCCAGTTCATCCATGATGCTGATCGAACGCTTGGCCTCCAGATACCCTTGAACGATGTCGGTTCCAAGCTGGTCGCCCAGACGCTTCTTTATGGCAGCTTCCGCTTCATAGACGCCTCGCATACCAAGCTTGCTATCAACGGCCATAAAGTTACCCGCCTTGGCGTCGTACTTGAGGCCTCCTCTAAAGACAACCTCAACGCCAATGTTGCCGCTACGGATTGCGTTATCGAGTGCAACAGATGCCACAACAGCATCTCCCGCGGCACGCATCTCGCCGTTGTAGCGAGCAAAGTCTCGCGACTCAAGGCCTGCCCCGTACCAAATCGTTTTGTTTCTTGCGCTCAGCAAACCATCCGTCACTGCTTTCTCGGCGGCAATCGTTGCTTGAATGGGGTTTGTCACGGCCTCGGTAATAAGCTCTTTGCCGTTGGAGTACGTTTTGGTCAGGAAGGTTTTGAGGGGGGTGTTGTCCAGCATCGGCGTATGCGGCCGGCTGTATTTATCCATCAGGTCTTTTTCGTCCTGAATGTTCTCCAAGGTTGGCATCTTGAATTCACCAATAGCGTCTTGCACCATCGCTTTGGTTGTGCGCTCTCGATTGCCGCCCATGACTTGAGCAAAGACTTTGTGAATGTCTGACCGGTTATCAAAACCAAATACCTTCTTGACGCCCTCCCAAAGCCTGCGAATTGCACGCTTGAACTTATCCCAAGGTGTTCCAAGCTGCGCGTCCATCAGGCCTTCTGCGTTCACCGCCCAGAACTCGGATGGGGTAATGAACTGGTACATGTCGTAGCCGGGAAGCAACCGCTGCGCTTTGCCGTAATTGAACGCCGTTGGGCTATCCAGAAAATCTAGGACTGCGTTGAAGTAGTTTTGGTACTTCTCATCCGGGTACTTTTTGATGGCACGCTGGAATGCTTTGCCCCAGGCTTGAACAAGAATGCTGCGCTGCTCCGGCGTCATCATCTGTTCAAGAGAGTGCGTAAGCTCATGCCGAATGGTGCGGGGGTCGATAGCGCCGGATGTGCCTTTGTACAAAAGCACCATCCTGTTTATTGGAGCAAATCCACCGGCGGCTATTCCTCTTTCGGGAGCAGCACGCACTCGCAGCAACAAGCCTTCCAGTAACTCTGGATACTTTTGATAGGCCGTGTTGATTACATCCAGAACATCTTTTGAGATGTTGCCGGCGTCGTACTCTTTCAAAGCCTTGGAAAGAAACTGCTCTGCACTATCCAGCCGCGGCTTGGTGATTTTGATTTCGGTTTGCAGGTCACGAACCATTTGAATCAGTTCGGTCGTGTTGCGCTGCATATCAATGCTTGTCTTGCCTTCGGCTACTTGCTTAGGAACTCTAGCCAAAGCGGCGCGAAGCGTAGCGTATTGCTTGATTTGTTCATCTCGACTTGACTTGAGTCCTGCGTCAATGCCCGTCGAGTCGATGTTGTATAGGATCGTAGACTTCAGCGATTCAACTTTGGCATCAAGAGCCTTCTCCGCCCCTTTGTAATCCAGATTCATGTAGTACAGATCGTCGATTACATTGGAGATGTCGCCTTCCGACATTCCGGCATCAATGGCCTTCTGAAAGACGCCGCGATCCATCATGTCGTACTTGTTCGCAATTGCCATTACTGGATGGTCGATTGCGTTGTTCGCCATGAAAAACGAATAAGCAAACCCTTCCGGCGTTACGCTTCTGGCGTTCTTTGTCTCTTGCGATTTGCCGCCGTACATCGTGTGCATCTTTGAGCCTTCGGTAGGCTCAACAGGTGCAATCGGAAGCTCTGCGTTAAACCGACCCCACAACAAAGTCTTCTTGGTGTAGGGGTCGCCCAAATGATTGGGATTAAATGCCAGTCGCCACGGAGGCAGGCCGGTCAGTTTCTCAATACGCCCAACAGGATTTTCAATTGCCCAGATTGAGGGCTTGAAATACTCAATCGTTGCAAGGGTTTGTTGAACCAGCTTTACCGACTCGACCGTGCGCCCATCCGCGTCTTTGGCGGCAAAGTGCCTGGCTCCACTGGAGGCAAAGTCTGTGCAAGGGCAGGCCGCAAGAATGGCGTAAACATCATTGCCTTCAAATGAACCAAAGATGTCATTAAAAAACTCTGTCGAGAACTTGTTGACATCACCAAACTCTGGGTCGTCTTGTATATCGAAGCGATACACTTGGTACCCAGCTTCTTCCCAGGGTTTGCTCCACTCTCCCGTGGTGTCAAACAACGACAATACAACTTTGTCTACGTTGCGGTTCGTTCCGCCTTGATCCAGCGCGTTCTTTTTCCACTCAGCAATCCGTTCCCTAGCTTGGGCAACGGTCATGTACCCGGCATCTTTTACATAGACGCGGGTTTTTTCTTCCAACCTAACAACATCAGTCTTTTCTGGCGCATCAAAAACGCGGGTAACGCCTTCATCTGCGGCTGCCTCTTGCGCCTTGTCAAACGCCTGCGCAACATCCGCAACCTCTTGGTCAGACGCGCCGCGGAAACCGGAGTCTTCTTCGTCTGGCTTATTTTCTACAGCAACCGCGGGCTCTGCTTTAGGTTTCCTTGCTCGCGGCTTCTTGACAGGCTCTGCTTTCTTAACAGGCTCTTCTGCCTTGACCGGCTCTTCCGCTTTGACCGGCTCCTTTGCCGCAAACAGATCTTCAGTAGGAGGAGTTTCCTGCTCGGGCGCGGGCGACGGAGTCAAGGCAAACATATCGACTTCTCGATCCGCAATCTCTTTGCGTTCTTTGCCTTCTCTCTCTGCCGCTTCTTTTTCTTCCCTGGCTTGGCGTTCCGACTCAGACTCAGAGGTCAGTTCAAACGCAGGGGCAGGGGTGCCGCGAGCCGCACGAATCTGCCCAATCAAACTAGGATTGGTAGACCAGTTATCCCATTCGGCTTTTGCTTTTTTCAGTTCATCAGCCCGACGTTGAACCGCCGCGGGATCTTTAACATCAATCCCTTCTGCTCTGGCAATCTCTGGTCTTTTGGCCGCACCGGTAATGGCGTTCAATCGATCTTGAATCTCTCTCTGTTTCTTGGCGGCAATCTTTGCCATCTCTTCGGCTTCTTTGATCGCGCTGTCGTCAAAGCCAAACATGTCGAGGGTCGTATCGTTTTCGCTCGCCAATGCCTTAACGGCCTGAATCATGTTCGTTGCAGTGTTAGCTGACTTGCCGTCCATGATTGCTTTGATGCCAACTGCTTGCAATCGAGAATCGCCGGGAGCATTAATTGCTATTTCGTAGGCTGTTTTGTCGTCGATTCTGTCGGAACGAATTGCGGCAATGAGTTCCTCGCTGCCTTGAGTTGCGATTCCGTAAGACCGCTTGCCCAGCGCTCGCGCCAATAATCCGCGTGCGTTTGCTTCTTCGCGGGTGATCCTTGAACCTTGGAAGTAGTTGACATAATCTTTTGCCTTTCCCTGTCCATCCCTAATGTTTAATTCGGCGTCCAAGGTGGTCGCTTGATCTAGCGTAAAACCTTTTGACTCGTCGTGGATCTGCGCCGGAATAGTGGTTTTGCCGCTGCGCTTCGCAAGATCAAGGCGATGGCGGCCTGAAATAACTTCTAGCGATCCATCCAAACGCTTCCACAACTGAATTGGCGCAACCCCGGTGCGCTCAAACTTTCCGCCCAACGGCTCCACAACGCCCTCTGCGTTTGCTTCGGCCTTAAACTGCGGCACCTCTTTCGACAGCCTTAGATTGTTAATTGGAGCTTCCACAATTGGCAGGCCAGACAACGTATGCTGCGGAGCGGAAGGTTCAAATTCTTTAACTGGTTTGGCCGGAGCAACAGTCGGCGTATCCGGCAGGCGAGCGGCAGCCTGGGTCGGCGCTACCGATCCTTTGAACTGCGGGCCTTTACCAGTCGGGGTGAATGGCAACTCAGCCGCGGGCTTTGCTTTCGGCGGAATAGAAATGTATTCCCGGCCATTGGTCGTATTAAACGTGACGCCGTCGTACCCGTCAGCGCGGGCTTTGTTAACGATGTCTTCCATCGTTGCTGATTGTTCCAAGCCAAGCTTTGCCTTGGCGTCCGCCCACCTCGGAACGTCGAGCAGGTTTTTGAAGTCGGCGTCCGTCTCTGTGACCGTGCCCTTCTCGCCGGCATAGATTTCTGCAACCTTGCGGTCTGGCGACATGAACAACGCGCCGCCTACTGTCGGTTGCGTTTCCTGCCCTTCTCGCACTCCGCGATAAAGCTTGACTTGCTTAGGCGCTTCTTGGCTAGGAGTTTGAGTAACAGGTGTTACTGAAACTTCTTCAACCTCTTCACCGGTTGGCATACCGGGCACAACTTCTGGTGCGGCCGGCGTTGCTGGTGCAGGCGTTTGCGGGGCTGCTGGAGCCTCCGGGGTTGCGGGAGCGGTTGGGGTGGGAGTTGCTGGGGGCCGTGTGCTAACCGGCGCTTCCGGCGGCTTCGGGATAGACCCAGGCCTTTCTAGCGTTGACGATCCGCGCAGTGCAGCAATGGTTGGCTCGGTGCCGCTCGGGCCTTTGTCGATGGCCCGTGCGATGGCGCGATCTTTACTGATCGCCGGCAGAACTTTTTCGGAGTACGTGCGCTCGGCTTTGCTTGCACCATAGATCGCAGCGTTCGTTGAACCGGTTTGGATAACCGTTTGCCGCAGGGTTTCAGCGGCCTGCTCTAGGTAGTCTTTGAATCCAGCATTCTGACCAAGACCGATCTGGGGAAGCTTGTCTATCAAGAACTGCGACAAGGTTGTCGCTTGCTCAGCCGGCAGTTCCTTGATCATCGATGCCGCAAGGTAACCAGACAGTTCTTTGGTCGGGACTCGATCAATGACTCCGCGGATAGCTTTAAGCTGATCCCCCAGGCCATACCGTTCAAACACCAGTTCCGACACGGCCATCAAGCCTGCTCGGGTACTTGCTTCTGCTGGGGACAAGTTAGAGCTACGCCCTTGTCCGTAGTTCTGCATGAATGTTTCAAAGCCAACCTGAGCCAGCACCGGCATTGCCGTGCCGGTCATTGCTCCAAGAATCATCATTGGAGCTTGGCCGCCAAGCGTGGCAATGGCCTGCTGGGCAGACCGCTCTGCAATCGAGTCGCCCTTGGGGATCGCTTCACCGCGGGCTGACTCAAGCTTTTGCCAAGCGTTCAGATCTCTTTGAAGCCCTTTGTCTCCAGCCAGATCGGCATACACCCTTGCCGCACCAAGAGATGTTTGACGCATCCGCGTTCCCATCTCAGCGCCGACACGCTCTCCGAACCCGGCGCCTTCCATCTCCTTGCGTACACGCTCGCCTTCCAGCGCAGCTTGTTCGGCATCGACATCTGGCACGGCGGTCGGCAGAACTGCTGGAATCATGCCTCGACGCAAATCCCTTTGCGCGAAGAACTTCGCTGCCCGCGGGTCCATGTCGCCTTGAACCATAAGCTTGCCGGTCTGGGCTTCAAGTCGCGGATCAAATGCCTGCGTAGTAGCGGGGGAGGTAACCTTATCTAGCGCCTGATACTTGCCTTGAATAACTTTAGCGGCTCTGCCATAGACATCATTGCGCTGCGCCATGCCAGCCAAGGCTTTGTCGCGCTCCTCTTTGGGAAGAGAGCCAAGCCTTGCTTCGACCGTCTTGATCAGGGGGTCGGTAATGTCGCGCTCAACGCCAATAGGAGGCGGCGTCAAGTTAGTGGCTTGCACGCCCTCCATTACAGACTCAGGCTTTTTGATTGACTTACTGATTGGGCTGCCACCGCGCCCGCCAATGTCGCTCCATCTCTCTGGAGTTACCTTGGCTTGAGTTGAAAACAGCCCAGGCTTTTTCGGCTCTACGGCAGGCGCTTGTTCCGGTGACGCTGGTTGCTGGGGAACCAGCGTTCCGCCCAGCATCTTGAGGTCGTCCTCGGATGGGTTTGTCAGCGACTTGGCGATGTTGAGCGATTCCTGCCCGCCAAAGCTATACAGCTTGCCGTTTGATAAAAACTCCCGCTTAGGCTGCGCGGCTTGTTTTGGCGCGTCGAACTGGTCAAACGGATTTGCTTGAGTTTTTGGTGAGTCAAACTGATCGAAAGGGTTCACTTCAGGTACGCCTTGGATGCGCCCGGACCAAATTTCTTATCAAAGTCCGCAGCAAACTTAGGGTTCTGCTTTAGATAGTTAATGTGAGCTTGCTCTGGTACCGGATATACCGTTGAAGACGGGGCGGCTGGCGTAGGTTTAGCGGGCGCAGCGGGGGTTGCGGACGACCCGCTCCTTGGTGCCATGTTTTCTAAGATAAATTTTTCCCTAAAAGCCTCTGCCGCCTGCGGATCTGTTTTCTTTATTCTGTTGTATTCGCGTTTCTTGGGACCGTATTCGTTTAGCTTGTCCCATGCATCAACCGCTGCATTGCGATTCCTTCTTTCTGCCTCATCAGCGCGAGCCTTCCGATCCAGGTCGGCAATTTGCGCCGTATTTAGCTGACCGGCTGTTTGCACCCCTTGCTGACCCGCTGCAATGTCTCTCTGCGCTGCGACTCTTGGCCCAGCATACCCATATTCTTTGAAGAAGACTCGATAGCCTTCGTCGCGAAGCACTTCATCCGGCCTGCTGTCGCCAGCGGCCTTTTGCATCTGAACGTAATTGTCGGCAAACTTTGCGCCAAGCTGACTATCTCTGGCAATGGCTGCGCGTGCGTCCCGGTCAAGCCTCTTCTCAAACAAGTCTGCCGCAGTCTTGACATCGCCAATCTGCTCTGCTCTGCGAGCTTCAGCCAAGTCGGCTTGAGCTTTCAGGCTTGCAAGGCCAGCCGCTTTCTGTCCTTTGACATCTTCAGCGTATCCAGCCAACGCAGGAGCAGAACCCCTGCCAATATTTTGCAACGCAAACTGACTAGGTTCGCCAAGAATGCCCAAGCCAGCTTGAAGCCACCTTGCGCCTTCCTGTTGTTTTCTGTCTTCGGGGGAGGCGGCTGCGGCCTTTTGTGCTGCTAGATATGCCTGAGCTTCGGGCGTTACAGCGCCTGTGATTCCGTATGCTTCCTTGGCTGCCTTAATGGCTAGCATCTCATCCGCAAGCGTGCGCTCTTTAGCTTGGTCTTTGACTTGGTTGCCCGTGCTGAACGCCACGATTCCGCCGGTTGCCATCTGGGCTGGCAGGTTAGATTGAAGATTCTGGATTCCAACCGGGGTCATGGCTTCTTGTGCAATCGTCTGCTGGGGCGGAGCTTGCATCGGACCCTGCTGAGACATCTGTTGCTTTTGCAGCGCAACAGGAATGCCAATCAGGTCGCTGATCGTTTCGTTCTTGACGCCTTGCTGAACTTGGTCGAGCGTGACCGAGTTCGGATCGAACAGAACTTTGCGGTTAAGCGAAGGCAGTCCGCCGGTCGCCATCGCCTTGACTTTGCCGCCACTCGCCATGAGCTTGGATGCGCCATACGCTGCCGTTCCCAAACCAGCCAAGTTGGAGATCATTGATGGTGCGGCTTGGTATTGCGTTGCTGTTTGACCGGGAACTGCGTAGCCGCGCAGCAAGGCGTTGTAGGCGTTGTACTGTTGAAGCGGGTACTGTCGAGCATTGGCAAAATTCTGGATTGCCTGATTGACTTTCATCTGCTCTTGATTCTGCTGCTGTCCGCCGAATTGGTTTTGCAGATTAATGATGTTTCTCTGCGCGTCCAGTTGCTGCCCGCCAATGTTGGCGACATTTGCTCCCGCTCGACCAAGCAAATCGTAGGCACCCAAGACATTGCTCATGCCTTGTTGTGCGCCAGCCATTCCCTGAAGGCCAAGGTTGGAACCAAACTGCTGGGCTTGCTGGGCATTCTGAAATGCGTTTTGCAGGCCGGTTGCTTGAATGTCCTGCTTTTGACGCATCAAGTCAGCCGCAGCTTGTGACTGCGCGATCCCTTGACGGCCGCCACCAAATCCGCCGCTTTGGGCAAACTTGGCATTCATTGCTTGATTGGCAATGTCGGCTTGTCGCTGAGCTTTTTGCTGCTGGACATTGACCACATTTTCCATGTATGGGGACATGAAGGCCCGCATCGAGCCTGGGTCCGAAGCCATGCCAAGATACTGACCGCCAGCATTGGCTTGTTGCGAAGCAATGCCCGCGGCTTGCGGTGCAACGCTCAATGCTCCCTGTCCCGCTTGCTGGGCCATCTGCGTACCGGTGTTGAATTGACCGGGGACTTGCAGGTTGGCGGCGTTTTGGAAAGACTGGTTCTGCATAGGCGAGAACCCGGCAACATAGTCGCTAGGGTTCTGGCTGTACGGGACGAACGGCTTGACGCCAGTAATGCTCAGTTTGCCGTCTGCACCCGGTGTCGTATTGAACATCTCCTGCATGGAGCCGCCGAGCGTCGTCTCAACTTGCGGACGCAGCCAGTCAGGAATGTTTGATTGCGTAACCGTTGAGCTGCTTGGTCCCCCGCTACCGCCGCCACCTTGCCCATAAATGATGCGACCGCCAGTCTTGTGGGTGGCAGAGTTGCCAATGGGTTCGCCCATGGCATAAAGCTTTTGACGGGAGTAGTTCATAGCAGCACCTCAACCAAGGTTAGCCTTGGCTCAAAATCGTAACGCTTCCACAGTCGGACAATTGACTCTCGGCCGTAGCCTTGAATCTTGGTAGCGCCGCGCTGCTTCAGCAAAAGTTTAAGCTGTTCAAACGTATCTGAATTGGAGATTAACCTTCCGCCAATTGCCGTTACAAATGCAACACGATGAATGGGGTAATTGACAAACGAAACTGTGCAAGCCCCACAAACTTTTCCATCGTCAACCGCAACAATCAGCAACCATGCCCCGTTCGTAAGGAACATTTGAAGGTGGTGAATATTGTAATTCTGATACCAGTCTGGAAAATCCGAGCTGCTATTCAACGCATCTGACAGAAACGGCTCAACAAGCGGCCATACCTGCGACACATTTGCAGTGTCAATGTGCTGAATAGCAATAGCCATTACCGGTTTAGCCCAGAGATTCCATAGTCGGCATACTCGGGATGATTATAGAGGCTGGCGATTCCCTGCGAATTGCCTTGAGGAAACGGGTTTACAAATGCCCCAAACGGATTGGCAATGCCCTGGCCGTAGTTGCTAATTGCATTCGTCTGCCCAGGCCCGTAATCCGTGTACGCCGGCTGATAAATGTTGGCGTTACCTTGTGGTTGCGCCGGAGGCTGCGAGTTGTAGACGGGCGGTCCTTGATCGAAGACGCCGGATGTTTGATTGAAGACGCCGGGTGGCATCATGTACGCGGCACTATCGGTCCATGGGTTGTAGGCGTCAGGAACTCCTGCGCTTACGCCAGCATCACCAATGCCATCGCCCGCAGGCCCAAGTCCGCCAGCAGGCCCCGTGCCTTCGTCGCCCGAAAACCCAAGGCCGCCATCGCCACCGCCATCGCCACCGCCGCCATCAAAGTACAAACGGCGACCAGCTACGTACCCGCTAAATTTGTTGTAGATCATGTTAGCCTTTTATGCTGGCATGAGCTTTTTTGGGTTGATCTTGCGACCCTGCTTCTTTCGACCAGTCCGAGCAGATCGAATCCTGTCCATCATGGCGTACAGTTGCTTGGCTCCAGCATCAGTTGATCCATTGCCAAGATGCGATACCACATCCGCAGGAACAACAAACTCCCCGTCAGCCAGTCGAGCCGGTTGCTTTTGGGCAATCGTTGCCGGGATATTGTCCGACATACCATCGCCCGGACCTTTTAGGAGCCGGCCGCCATCTGAGTACGAACCAAGATCTGCGATTCCGCCCTTGGCAAATTCCGCAATCCCGCCCTCGGCAAACTGTGGCGTGTACCGCGACGGGTCGTAGTTGAACTTCGACAACTGGCCGCTGTACGGCGTCTGACCCGGAACCTTGTTCCTTTGCAGCGCAGACAGCAGCCCAAGCCCACCCACCCCGCCGTAGAGCATCTTCTTTTCTGGCGACAGTTTGCTCCAAATATCCATCAATCCCATGCCCGAAGACGGCGGAGGGGCGGAGAGCAGGCCTGCCTTAAAGCCTGGGGCCTCTTGTCCGAGCATCGAAAACGGGTTTGCTGCTTGCTGAGCAACGGGGGCCACGCCTTGAGCGCCGGCCAAGTCTCCAAACGCTCCCAGCCAATCGCCCGGACCTGATGCCAGTGCGGAGATTGGCGAAGAAGCTGCGCTGCTTAGGGCACTAGGCGCAACCGAGGCCGCGTTTAGGGCGCTTGGCGCGGCTGCTGTTGCAGCAGTTGTCGCGGCATTGGACCCGAGCAGGCTTGGCAACGCTGCACTGGCGGCACTTCCAATCCCGCCCGTCACGCCGCCCATGAGTGCGCCCTTAATTGGGTCGCCTCCCTGCAAGGCAGACGCACCGCCACCAAGGGCTGCGCCAATGAGAATAGGCTCCATCCCCGTGTGGTAGGTACGGCGACCGGCTACATAACCATTGAATTTATTGGAGATAATCATAGAAGCCTCTTACCCTAAATCGTATCACCGCAACGGCGCAGATACAAAGGAAAGCGTAGTAATAACCGAGGGAATTGCAGGCCTTGTAGGAGAAGTTCCTGCGGCATATGCAACGATGCTTGCGTCAACGCTGTCGGTGCGCCATGCCAGTTCCAAGTAATCCCCCTCTTTCATGTCCGCAAAAAAATTAAGCGAAGATAAAGTATGGGATGGATTACCAGCACCTTTTCTTGCGGGCAACCCAAATCGACTATTTGAGTTTGGAATGTCTACGCCGTTTTGCCGAACCCAAATATCTATATCGTGCGGGGCGTTGCTGCTGTTGTTTAACTGCACGCTGAACTGAAGGTTGTACACACCCGCTTGTTCAACTGTCATCTTTGATCCGCCAACGACTGAAACCCCACTGCTAAACGATGTGGAGTTAAGCGTAATGACATACGCAGTCGTTGTGGATACCGCCGTATGCGCGGTCGTATCAAAAAACGCGCCGTGAGGAAAGCTTAGCCTGTACCCACCCCTAGTGCTTGTAAGTTGCTGAAGGCCATTGCTAAGCTGGTTGAAATACAGGCGCAGGACGTTTGAATACTGGTCGTGGTAACCCGAGTCCCAGTCCTTTGGGGAGATGGGCAGGCTTGGCCCCGGCGGGAATCGAAGATAGGTATTGCTCATTTCCTGCCGTCTGTGCGAACGTCAATTCGCTGAGCGCCAGCTTGCCACGCAGTGTTCACTTGATTCGACTCAAGCCGCATAGTCATCTGCCGACCACGCAATCTTGTGTACACCTGACCGGTAAACTTTTCCGTGTTGGATGCTGTTTCTGGCGCGACCAATGTAACTGTTGCCGACTTGGCAGAAACGATGCCCGACCCGGAGTTTGTTAGCGCCGACAGAGTCATGTCGACTCTAGGGGATAAGCCGGTGCCTGGGTCATTCAAAGAGTTTGCAAACGTAACATCTGGAATGACGCGCCAGATAAACCCAAAGTTATAGCCGTCACCAATATCAAACTCGCATGACCCAATGTAGGAGTTGATGGGCAGGTTTGCGCCGGTAGTGTTGTCGTTAAGCCCAGTCTCGTGCGCAATAAGCCGGCCGGTTTTGCTGGTCGGATCGTATGTCGTGCTAATTGGTAGCGGCCTCAGGCCAGAATCAATCCATGCGCTACGGTTAAGCGTGCCGTAATACCACACGTTTTCGGCGTAGTTGTAGATAACGTATCGATCTAGGTACGTTGCGGAGCTAGACGGATATAGCCACCAGACTTCATTAAAACCTTCGTTTGATCCAGAATAGACGGTGGCAGCTTGGGTTTTATTAAAATCATTAAATATAAAACGAAGCAAATCACAATTAAGTGTTTGCACCCGACCGTTATAAGAATAAAACTTGTCCACGCCCATCCAGTACACAACGCCAGACGCTAGCGTTACGGCGTTTTTACTGACAATTGAAATGTTGTCAGCTAGCAATTGTGACCCCCACACAACCGGCGGGCCAAAGTACTGTAGCGAATGCAGGCTGGATTGCGTAAACAGCAACATCTCTTGGCGAGACATGATCCAAGACACAATCGATGAGCCGTGAGACAGCCTCAGGCTTCCCGCTTGGTTCGTGGCATCGGGCGTCCAGACATAAGGATTGTCTTGGTCGCTCCATCTAATGAGCATAGGGTCAAGCGTTGCTGACCCGTAATCATTACATCCCAGCGCCAGCACAAATCTATTGGTATCGGAAATGGCAATAGCGTTTTGTGTAGTCGGAACATCGACTAGCAGGGAGATTGAAAATGTCCCGCTGCCGGCGCCGGTTACGTTGACCAAACTGCCCGCTGTATTGAGCAGGTTTGCCGTCAATCCATTGACGTTGAACAGGTAATAAGTTGTGGCCGCAGAGATGCCGGTCGGCAGAGTTCCGCCGGGCGATACCGAAAACTGAATGGCAGTGCTTTCTGTCAGAACGGTCGATAGCGTTACGACTGTTGGGGATGCAACAGTAAAAGTTACAGATCCACCAAGCGAGCCAAGCGGCACGCCCCGCGCCGACACTCCGACAGTAGCGTCCCAGTAGTAAATGCCGCCCCTGTTGGGGCCGTAAATTAAATCTTCGCCATAGTTTTGTTGCGACCAAGTGCGAAGATCGCTAAGTGTTGTGCTTGCAACGCCAATACCCCACGGTCCCGCGCCCCAGGCTCCCGATCCCCACCCAATCAAAGCAGATGTCGTTTCTGGCCCAACCGGAAGTTGGTAAGCGGCCACTACCGCGGAGCCGCCGTAAGACCCTGCCGCAAGAGCCGACGCCGTTGTGATGGTGTACGTGTTCACCGTCAATACTGTGATCTGAAACTCAGCATTCAGCGTGCTGGCATACGTTCCTGTTGCGCCGCTAAACGTCACGAAGTCGTCGGTAGACGCCCCGTGCGAGTTGTCCGTGACCGTGACGGTAGTTGTTCCGGTAGATGCAAACGGGTCGGTTCCCAGGGTTGCGGTGCGACGAATGGGCGTGATATCAAACATCGATCCGCCGTCTTCGATGTAAAACTTCAGATGGGTACCGATGCCCATCAAGTTTGCGCCGGTCAGCGTTGCCCAATTCCAAAGAGAACGGCACACGCCCTTGAAGACGTTCATTGAATAGGGCAGCCACCCGCCAATTGTTTCTGGCGTGCCTTGCCGGAATCGAATCTTGTCACACTCCCACCAACCACCTTCGTTGGTGTAGCGAGTGTTTTCTTTATTGACTCCGGGTTTAAAAGTGACTTTTTGTAGCGGCATGACAAGATTATAACTACAGTGTGACCGCTTGACCACGGAAGAAAACTAGCTCTTTATCCTCATTGATCACGGTACAAAACTCGGGCGGCATGAGAATCCCGTCTTTGAATGTGATCACAGCAAAACCGCTGCGCCAATCGGAAGGAGTGCCCTGGCGATAATCAAATTGCGGACCATCCACCGCGGCCAAAGTCCCAACGTCAACGCCGTAAATCGTGTTTGTTCCGCCATTAACTTTTGAAAGCGTGGTTCTGGGTCTGTACTGTTGTGAATGAAGATGTCCGCTGATCGTGGAAATATGCGCCATCTGCACGTTGTTGTACTGGGCGTGAATTCCGTAACGCATCCCATGAATCAACAGGGTGTGGTCGTTGATAATCACCCGAAGGTAGATTGGCTCTTCAACGTGGTCACGAAGCCGAGTCCCACGAATGCCCTTTGCCTCGCTGGCGTTCATCGCAAAGTACTTGTCAAACCTAGCCGCATGGTTTGAGTGAATCATTGCGTGGCTGGCCCCTTTCGATACCTCCTTGATCTTCCTCTTTGCCATCAGCATCGCTTCGAGCTCAACGGCGAGTTTAGGCATATCAGTCCAACCGGTCGGCGGGTGCCTACTGACGCTGGCCGCATCAAGGCTATCCCCCAGATCCCAGACCCAGTTTGGCCTGATCTCAGGCAAGAGCTTGAGCAACGCACGGTTAGCACAAGAGTCAAGACCCGGCCAGAAGTGAGCGTCCGAGTACATCACCATCACAGAATCAACTACCTTGAGTTCTAGTGAGTCGTATTCGGGCGAATACTGCTCCCGTTTTTGTACTGTGGCGGACTCTACTTTGAAAGACTCACCCGTCCTTTTTTCGATATCGGCTAGTCTTTTATAAACCTGACGCTCACCAAGGCCGAGTTCCTTAGCGACTTTGATAGGGCTTTTTAGCGCCCGCATGGTATCCGTGAGTACCTTGTCTGGGATTTTAGATGTAGCCATTACAGTTTTCTAATCCAGTAAATACTGTGAGGCAAGCCCCACGGAGCCTTAGGCCAGTAAGGTCTGAACCCAGCTTTAATTAAGCTTCTGGCGGAGGCGGGATTTTCGGTTGTGCAATCAGTGATTGCGTGGGAGTTGCCAAGCGCACGGGCTTTGGCGAGTCGCGCCCTTATCAGACGCTTTTGAATTCCCTGTCCGCGATACTCGGGAAGAACCCCGGCGCGACACAGGTACATTGTTTGCTGCCACCGGTCTGATGACCGCATTCCTGCAAAACCTACTGCTTTTCCGTCTTCGTCTACTGCCAGCCACCACCAGCTTCCCGCCCTGGGAATCTCCGGTTCGTCACCGGGCAGGCAAGTTATCTGAAGATCGGTGAGGGCCTTGATCGCACTATCGACAGGGATAATGCGTATCGGGTTCAT